TATAATGGTAAACTATCTAAAGATCAGATAGATGCATTCAACTGGGAATATGATCCATTCGGTGGTTTAAATAAACCATTGAAAGGTGATATGAATTATTATTATGATGCAGATACTGATATACAAAAATCTCAAGCAGCACTTGAATACGATAAAGTTCTTATTGAAACTTTAGAAGAGATAATGTCTACCATACGTTGGAGACATCAGAACATTGGTAACATTATTAAATGGAGAAGTTTTGAAGCAGGAGTTTAGCCGCAAGACGCTTGAGCTATTGCTCATGCATTATAATAACATAAATGATCAGCTAAGAACACCTTGTGCTGAGAAATCTAAGTTTGAAAAGTTAATTAAAGAGACTGAAGAGAAATTAAAGTCTGCACCAATTACACCAATCTATAAAGATGGAATGACTGCAATGGAGTTTGCATTATACTTAGCACATGGAAGAAATAACAGTACAGACTAAAGATAATGCATTTATCTATGTAGATTGTGATGATAAAGGTATTATACAGGAACTAGCAGAGTATTTTACATTCTTTGTTCCTGGTTATAAATTCATGCCACAGTTTAGAAATAAAATGTGGGATGGTAAAGTAAGACTCCTTAATCTCAGAGACCAGTCTATATACGCAGGTCTATACAAATATATTGCAGCATTCGCTGCAGAAAGAAATATAAAACTTACAGTATTACCAGGTGCAAAGCTTGGTTATAATCTACCTAATGTGCATGTAAATGTCGATATGTCTTTTATCGACGAATATGTATTACCATTTCCACCAAGAGATTATCAGTTAGCTGCTGTAAAGCATGCACTCGAGAATAGAAAAGCATTAATGGTATCACCTACAGCCTCAGGTAAATCATATATTATATACCTTATGATGAGATATTTCTTAGATATGAGTTATGATTTAGAGGCTGATAAAGTATTATTGATTGTACCTACTACATCACTTGTTAAACAAATGGTTGGAGACTTTGCGAAGTACTCTGAGAATGATCCACATTTTGATGCAAATGAATGTCATGAGATTATGGCAGGTTTAGATAAAGGCCATAAGACAAAAAGAATATATGTATCTACTTGGCAGTCTATATACAAAATGCAAAAAGGTTATTTCCAACAATTTGGTATGGTGATTGGTGACGAGGCTCATGGATTTAAAGCAAAGTCATTAACAAGTATCCTTACTAAATGTGTGAATGCAAACTATCGATATGGATTAACAGGTACATTAGATGGTACACAAACACATAAGTTAGTTCTCGAAGGTTTATTTGGACCACATAAGAATATCACAACAAGTAAAGAACTTATTGATCGTGGTGATCTTGCTAATATATCGATTGATGTATTATTACTTAAACATCCTGAAGAGCATTGTAAATTAGTGAATGGCATGAAATACCAAGACGAGGTAGATTGGATTGTTACGAGTCAGAAGAGAAATAACTTTATAAAGAATTTAGCTGTCGATCTAAAAGGTAACACATTANNGGTGAACCATTATTTAGATTAATAGATAAGTCAACAGATGATAAAAGAAAAGTATTTTATGTATCCGGCAAGACCCCTGCAGATACGCGCGAAGAAATTAGATCTATTACTGAACAAGAATCTAATGCTATATTAGTCTGTTCATATGGTACATTCTCTACAGGAATAAATATAGTTAACCTACACAATATTATATTTGCAAGTCCAAGTAAGAGTCAGATTAGGGTATTACAAAGTATTGGTAGAGGATTAAGAAAGAGTACACTTGATACAACGGTTTATGATATTGCAGATGACTTACATTGGAAATCTAATAAGAATTATACCTTAAATCATAGTGGTGAGAGAGTTAAAATATATAGTAAAGAAAAATTCAAATTTAAGATCCACGAGGTTAAATTATTATAAATATATACATGGATAAAGACTTCCCGCAACAAATATCAGAACTACCGGTTAAATTTTTTAAGTTAGTATCAGGTGAATCAATTATTGCATATACACATCCTTTAGATGACGAATCAGATGGTGCATTAATTGGTATAGAAGAGCCAATGAAAATTCATATTGACGAAATCGATCATCACTACGTTATGACTCCTTGGTTACCATTCTCTAATCAGAAACTACATATTTTAGAAAACTTTAACGTAATGCTCACGTCAGATGTAAATGATGATGTGAAGCATCACTATATGAAAATTATATTAGATGAGATCCAAACGGATAAAGAAATGATGGAAGAACAAGTGAAGATAATGAAGGGAAACGCCACCACCCATTAATACTGTCTCCCCCCGCAGAGAGTACTCTCTTATTATACCATAGAAAAGCGGCTTTGTACATACTTTAGCTAAAATAAATATGCAAATAACTGATAACGCCATAAATAAAGTAGCTGAAATGAAATCACCTAATGAAAACTTAAGGGTTTACATATCTGGTGGTGGATGTTCAGGTTTTAACTATGGTTTCAAGCTAGATGAAAAAACAATAGACGGTGATTTTAGTATTGAAAAGAATGATGTGAAAGTTTTGATAGATCCTATGAGCTATCAATATTTAGAAGGAATAACAATCGATTATTTACAAGACTTGCAAGGAGCAAGATTCATTGTAAGCAACCCTAATGCAAAAACAACATGCGGATGCGGATCATCTTTTAGCATTTAAGTATGTACAATTGATTGTTTTATGTTATAATGGTAATACATTTGAACTAATAGGAAATATTATGCCTGAAAAGATTAAACCCCGTGATAAACCCCATTACGTAAATAATAGAGACTTCTCATATGCAGTTGTTGACTATGTTGAAAGAGCCAACGAAGCAAAAGAAAAAGGTGAGAAGAATCCAGTTGTCCCTGATTATATCGCAATATGTTTTATGAAGATCTGTGAAGGATTATCTCATAAACCAAACTTTGTACGATACACATATCGAGATGAGATGGTAATGGATGGTGTTGAGAATTGTTTGAAAGCAATATACAATTATAGAATAGATGCAAGCACAAGAACTGGTAAGCCTAATGCATTTTCTTATTTTACACAAATCGCTTACTTTGCTTTTATACGACGTATTGTAAAAGAAAAGAAACAAGCTGATATTAAATTTAAATTTATGGAGCAAGCAAACATTGAAGAGTTCGTATCTGCTATTGATATGAATAGTCCAATCGATCAATCATTCCTTGACACACTTCGTGAAAAGATTTCGAAGATCCAAGAAGTGGATAAGCAAGTCAAAGAGTTTGCGAAGGAAGAAAAGGAGAAGAAAAAGAAAGGATTAGAACTACATATGAGCTATGCATAAAATATTTATTACTGGTATTGCTGGTTTTATTGGGTTTCATTTAGCTGAGAAATTGGCTATGGAAGGTTATGAAGTTGCAGGTGTAGATAACTTTAATAATTATTATGATCCTCAATTAAAATATGAAAGGGCAAACATATTAAGAGATAAGTTTAGTATCACAGTTATTGACTATGATATAGAAATTATCCCTTGGAGACATAATTTAGAAAATTTTGATGCTGTTATTCATTTGGCTGCTCATGCAGGTGTGAGACATTCTTTAGAGTATCCACAAATGTATATTGACACAAATATAACTGCAACTCAAAAACTAATACATGCATGTGAAGAATATGAAATACCTGTCATATATGCTTCGTCATCTACGGCAGATTCTGATCATCTTAATCCTTATGCTTGGTCTAAATATGTAAACGAAAAGCAATTTGCATCTTCTAAATTACTTTCAAGCGGCTTGAGGTTTTACACTGTTTATGGTGAATGGGGTAGACCTGATATGGCTTTACATACATTTGCAGATCGTATGTCGAGAGGTAAAGCAATAGACATCTATAATCATGGTGACATGCAACGAGACTTTACTTATGTTGGTGATTTAGTTGATGGTATTGAAATTATATTAGAGTATATGCTTAACCAACCTCAAGAGAATCAACATGAGATTTATGATCTTGGCACAGGTAAATCAAATGAGTTAATGGATTATATAGAATGCTTAGAGAATGAATTAGGTAGAGTATCATTAAAGAATTATTTGCCTATGCATCCTGCAGATGTTAAATCAACACAAGCAAATATAGGAAAAGCTCGATCATTAGGATATACTCCAAAAGTATCAATTCAAGAAGGAATTAAACATTTTGCAGATTGGTTTAGTATGTACAATACAGAAAACTATGATATAATAGAAGGATGAATAAGGAATTTTTAATTATAGGATATGGAGTAGTAGGTAGAGCTGTATTTGCAGGTATATCACAAAAATATTCTGTAGAAATATTAGATCCTCCAGCTGGTTATGAATTAGTTCAAAAAGATTACATATATCCACATTACCATCTTTATGATGGTATTATTATATGTTTACCTACACCACAAGGGCCGATAGGTGAATGTGATGATATGATGGTTGAACAATATCACCGTGAGATTCGTAAGCATGCACCAAAGGTACCTGTTCTTATTAAGTCAACAATATCAGTTGAGCTTGTTGAATTATTAAAAGAAGATAGATTTCTTACAACAAATCCAGAGTTTTTAACAGAAGCTGACTCACAAGAAGAATTCTTAAATCAAAAGTTTTCTATATTTGGTGGAGGCCAATGTTTATCTTGGTGTACAGTATTTCAAGATGCTGGAATTAAAATGAATTATATCAAATTTACTGATATGAAAACAGCCGCATATGCAAAATATGCAATTAATTCATTCCTTGCAACAAAGGTTGTATTCTTTAATCAGCTACAAGATATGTTTGGTGAAGATGGATTTGATGAATTAACAAAAATAATAAGCATGGATCAGCGTATTGGAGAAAGCCATATGATGGTTCCTGGACCAGATGGAAAATATGGATTTGGTGGTATGTGCTTTCCAAAAGATACTAGTGCCTTTGTAAAATCTGGACAAGGCAAACTTACCTTATTAGAAAAGGTAAGAGAAATAAATAAGGAGATAAGAGATGAGATTAAAAAATAACTCATGGGTATTCGACGGTGCGCTTAATAAAGGCATGTGTGAAGAACTAATTAAGATAGGAAATGCAGAAATTACTAAAGAGGCAACGGTTGATGGAGGTAAAAAACCTGCAAAGAAAACACGTGTTTGTCAAGTAGCATGGTTAACCGATCCATGGATTATGGAAATGCTGATGAATTATGTAGATAATGCAAACTACCATGCCGGTTGGAATTTTGAAATCGAACGTCCAGTAATGATTCAATTTACTAAATATGAAGTAGGCGGTCACTATAATTGGCATCGTGATACGAATAGAGATTTAAGTAAGACAGGTGGTAAAACAAGAAAGATAAGTATTACCGTAAATCTAAATGATGACTATGAAGGTGGTGAATTAATGATTGATTCAGAAGATCATTATTGGAATAAAACACCACGGCAAGTACGTTCTGGATTAGGTAGTATAGCTGTATTTCCATCTGATACATATCATAG